GGCACAACGTGGAGTCACCTCCCCTTGGCTGCAAGCGAGCAGCAGACCGAGGGCGCGGACGTCAAGGAGGCACCGGCGGTTGGGCCGGCGCCAGCAGTTGTCGGACCGCGGGGCAGTCGCAAGCCCAGCGTCGCAGACGAGCCGGTCGAAGACGGCAACGAGGATTTCGAGTCACCACCGCCGCCGGCGGTGAAGGGTCTCGTTTCCACCGTGGCCGCAGTCGAGGCTGCCTGCGCGCAGTTGGATCAGGAAGCCGCATATCTGACGGGGGGCCACATCACATCCACAGTTGTGGTGGTGGACGACAACGAGCATCTTTGCTCAGGAGACCCTGGCACGGCGGCACCGGAGTGTGGAGCACGCATTGCTCACCCACGCTTCCCGCACATGACGAGCGAGCCTGTCATGTCCTTTTCCAACCACCCAGCCAACGTGGTATCCGGTGAGAAAATGCGCAACACCGGAGTCGGTGAACACCGACCGCACGCCGCGGAAGTGCGCAAACGCGACAAGGTCGTGGAGCTGTTAAAGACTCATTTGTTCAATGAGAAGAGTTATCAGCAGATGATGGCGCAAGCACCGCGAGTTAAAGATTGCCTGCCGAAGAAGTTTTCTGAGGTTGAACGTGACGACATGGTTCGCCTAGCCCAGTCAGAGTTCATGGACATTGAGCACGTCTACTCGGTTTTCATCAAGAAGGAGACCAGCGCCAAGCCGAAGCCCAGACTGGTCGTGAATCACGGTTCGCGGCGTCTCACAGCTGTGGCGAAGATCGCTTGGTTATTCGAGAAGATCATGTTTGACAAGCTCAAGTTCGCGTCGATCAAAGGTAGGGCGAAACGCACGGCCCTCACCGACATCGCGAAGAACATGGCGAATTTCACTGGGTGGACCATCGAGAACGACCTCACGGCGTTCGAATACGGTATCTCGGAGCACTTAAAGGCAGCAGAGGCGTCGATTCTCCGGCACCTCGCGTCGATGACAGGCATGTCGGCGGAGGAAATGGACGCGCTGGAATTCGACAGAGTAGTGGACGAGCGAGAGCAGGTGTGCAAGTGGAAGTTCTCCTTCAAAGCGGAAGACGGCAGCGGGCAGACAATCAAGCTGCAAATGCCGAGGGTGATACGTGA